ATATGAATATATCTAATTACTATTGGTATTTTAGTGGTGTATTAACACCTAGATTTTGTGATGACGTTATAGCTTATGCTAACAAACAAAAAGAAGTTATGGCTGTGACAGGTGGTTATGGTGATAGAAAATTAAACAAACAAGAAGTATTAGATTTAAAACGAAAAAGAAATTCTGATTTAGTATGGTTGAATGATACTTGGATATACAAAGAATTACATCCATACGTACATAAAGCAAATGAAATGGCTGGTTGGAATTTTGATTGGGAAAGAAGTGAGTCTTGTCAGTTTACAAAATATAAACACAACCAATATTATGATTGGCACTGTGATAGTTGGGATAAACCATATGACAGGAAAGATCCAAACAATCCAGAACACGGAAGAATTCGAAAACTATCTATGACTTGTCAGTTAACGGATGGTTCAGAATATAAAGGTGGTGAATTAGAATTTGATTTTAGAAATTACGATCCACATATGCGAGATGAATCGAAACACAGAATACAATGTAAAGAAATATTACCAAAAGGATCTATTATTGTATTTCCTAGTTTTGTGTGGCATAGAGTTAAACCAGTAACATCAGGCACAAGATACAGTCTTGTTGTCTGGCATTTAGGAAAGCCGTTTAGATAATGTATATAAATAACTATTTTAACACGACCATTTGGTCGGAACAAAAACCAGAATTTGTAAAGTCTTTGAATAAGGCAAGTAACAAATATATTAAAGAAGCAAGAAATAGAAACAAAGACCATATTAAAAAATATGGTGATTTTGGATTATCACATCACTCAACACCATTGACGATAGATAATGATTTTTTAGATTTTAGAAATTACATTGGTCAAAAATCTTGGGAGTATTTAGACCATCAAGGTTATGACATGTCACAATACACAACTATGTTTAGTGAGTTATGGGTACAAGAGTTTGCTAAAAAAGGTGGTGGTCATCATTCAGCACACATACATTGGAATCAACACGTATCCGGTTTTTATTTTTTAAAGTGCAGCGATAAAACATCTTATCCAATATTTCACGAACCAAGAACTGGAGCTAGAGCTACAAAATTAAAAATGAAAACAGATCAAAAAGGTGTATGGGGTGGCACAGAACTTATTCATTTTAAACCTACACCAGGTACGTTAATTATATTTCCAGGTTTCTTGGAACACGAATATGCAGTAGACTTTGGTATTGAACCATTTAGATTTATACATTGGAATATACAAGCAGTTCCGAAAGGAATGGCAAAAGATGTTTAAAAAAAATAAATACACAGTTATTAAACAAGCTATATCAAAAGATTTAGCAGCTTTTGTTGCAAACTATTTTTTAATGCAAAAGCAGGTATATGATACTTGTAGAGAACGTAGATACTTTTCACCATTTGAAACTATCATTGGTTACTATGAAGGTGAGAATGAACAGATTCCAAATACATATTCTCAATATGCAAATATGGCTATGGAAACATTACTATTAAAATGTTTACCAGATATGGAAAAAGCAACAGGATTAAAATTATATCCTGCATATACTTATGCAAGAATATATAAAAAAGGTGATGTCTTAAAAAGACACAAAGATAGATTTAGTTGTGAAATATCTACCACAATGAATCTAGGTGGCGATGACTGGCCGATATATTTAGAGCCATCTGGTAAAGAAGGTATGAAAGGTATTAAAGTAGATTTAAAACCAGGAGATATGCTGGTTTATTCTGGCTGTGAGCTAGAACATTGGAGAGAAAAATTCAAAGGCAAAGAATGTATACAAGTTTTTCTGCATTATAACAATCGTAAGACTCCAGGAGCGAAGAATAATATGTTCGACAAACGTCCACATTTAGGTCTTCCTTCTTGGTTTAAACGATGATATAATTCTTAGATGGGGGCTGTGTCACCACCACATACCACGCAGCTCCCTTTTAAGGATTATATATTATGTTTTTTGGCGGAACTTCGTTTGCAGGAGCACCTTTTGGAGATTCAGGATTTAACCCTAATGCGTTTGTAAACGTAACCGGGAACAGAATTAATGCTAACACAGGCACAGTAGGTTTAGTAGGTAATGCTAATATAAGTGTTACTGGAAACAGACTTAATTTTACAATTGGCAATGTAACTATTATTGAAGGTACAGGTGTTATTGTATCTCCTGATGGTAGCCGTATAAATGTATCTAGTGGTGATCCAACTATTGTTGCAAAAGCTGTAACAGCTCTAACGGGATCAAGAGTAAATTTAAATACAGGCACACCTACATTTGCTTCTATCTATTCTGTAACAGGATCTAGAGTAAATACAAATACAGGAAGTCCAACCATAGTTGGTAAGGCGACTGTGTTACCAAATGGATCTAGAGTCGATGTCAGCACTGGATCTGTAACAATATCAGCAGATGCAAACTTATCAGTTACAGGAAACAGAGTAGACGTAGAAATAGGAAACGTTACAACTAAAGCAAATGCAACTGTAACAGTCACAACAAATAGACAAAATTTATCAACAGGAACTGTAACCATTGTAGCAAAAGCAACAGTTACGCCAGATGGTAGTAGAATAAATGTTGCAGATGGTTCTGTATTAATTAAAAAATGGGATGGTATTGTACCAGGAGCAAGTATGACTTGGAGTCCAGTACAAACATCGTTAGGATAAAATTATGTTATTTGGAGCAACACCCTTTGCAAACTCACCTTTCGCCGATCCAGGTGGTGTAACAGTCTTTGTCGCCTTAACAGGAAACAGGGTAAATATAAGCACTGGAACAGTTGGCATTAGTGCTTCTGCTAGAATATTACCAGGAGGTTCTGAGATAGAGATATCTATAGGTAATGTAACTACAAAAGTTAACCAAACAGTACCTGTATCAGGGTACAGAATAAACCTTGCAACTGGTACCGTTTCTGTGATATCATGGAACCCGATAGTTCCAGGGGCAACTGGTACCTGGGTACCTATTGACCCGGACAATCCGTAGGAGAAATATATGGCATCAAGTACGTCGAGCGACTTAAAACTAGAACTAATTACTACAGGTGAAAAATCAGGTACCTGGGGTACTATTACAAACACGAATTTACAGATATTAGAGCAAGCAGCATCAGGATACTTATCTCTTAATGTGGGATCTGGTGATGTAGCTTTATCTTTAGCAAACCATGCTACAGCAAATGGTAAAAATCTATACTACAAGTTTACTGGTACATTAACTGCAAACAGAACAGTCACTATGCCAGACTCTGCAGAAAGAGTATTTATTGTAGAAGATGGCACAACTAGAACTTCTTCTAATTATACATTAACAGTTAAAACTGTATCAGGGACCGGGCTAGCTTTACCAATAGGGTCTACAACAGTTTTATATTCTGACGGTACAAATATTACAGGTAAACTACAAACCAAAGGATACTACACACCATCTGCAACATATACTACAGTCAATGGCGATCAAATTTTAGTTGACACATCTGGAAGTGGTATAAGTGCTGCGGTTACAATAAACCTACCTGCTTCACCCGCTATTGGAAATGAAGTTACATTTATTGATAGTGGAAACAATCTTGCATCTAACAACCTTACTGTTGGTAGAAATGGATCTAATATAAATGGATCTGGATCTGATTTAGTTGTTTCAACAAATGCTTCAGCTTTTACCTTGGTGTATGTTAATGCAGCGAGAGGCTGGGTATACAAAGACAAAATATAGGAGCTGGTACGTGGCCCTATTAGACTTTACATTCTTTCCAGGAATCGACAAACAGAATACGTCTGTTGGTGCTGAACGACGTTGGGTTGATTGTGACAATGTAAGATTTAGATACATGCTACCAGAAAAAGTTGGTGGTTGGTCCTCACTTGTTACAGATACTATATGTGGTGTAGCGCGAAGAGAGTTTGCATTTGTTGATCTTGATGGTAACCGTTATGTTGCTATTGGAACAGACAAGTTTTTATTATTATACTTTGAAGGTCAGCTCTATGACATCACACCTGTAAAGACGGCTTTAACTAGCGCAACAATTGCAACTACGTCTGGTTCTGCTATTTGTTCTGTAACTAAAGCTAGTCATAACTTGGTAGCGGGTGACATTGTACAATTTAACAATGTAACATTACCAAGCGGTACAGGTTATTCTGATTCTGATTTTGAAGATAAAAACTTTCAAGTGACTTCTGTTACATCATCTTCTGTATTTACAGTTACACAAAGCTCTAACGCATCAGCAACTGTGTCTACAGGAGGTAGTATAGAATTAATTCCTTACGAGCCAGTAGGTCCTGCAGCACAATCATATGGTTATGGTTGGGGTACAGATACTTGGGGAGCAGGTAAATGGGGT